TACGGTTGATCCAGCCCCAAACGTGGACCCATCGGCGTTAAAATACCAAAAATTAGTAAGAGCTAACGATGCTGGTATATTTGGTTGGCTGTAAACGCCGCTAAACCCCGATGTTGTACTAGCAGAAACAGTTCCACGAGCATAAAAGGCTGCGCTTGTTGCCGAGCCGCTTGGGTATGTGCCGGAAACATCAACTTTTGCATAAGCCAGCGCCGTCCCGCCGATCCCGACGTTGCCGGAGGAGTCAATACGCATCCTTTCGCCGCCGTTGGTATACACAATCCAAGGTCGTGTACCGGCAGCAACATGGTAAATTGCCGAGTTGTTAGCGCTGATGTGGTAGTTGAGCGTGTCACCGCTTGCCCACTCTACCGCAGAATAATTCCCAGCCGTTCCGGTGTTGACCGTCAGAGCGGTAGATAAACTGGATTTGTTAGGCGAACTCGTCCCAATCCCGACGTTGCCATTGCCGCTAATCAAAACGCGCTGCGCGAGACTGGAACTAAAAGTGCTGAACCCAAGGCCGACGTTACTACCGTCCTCAACAATGTTAGAAATTCGCCCTAATACAGTTCCTGCTGCATTAGTAAAATTGAGGTCGCCGCTTGTTCCGGGCGTGACAGCAGTGTTATACCGAAGTCGCAATACTTCATTATTGGCTGCTGCGGCGGCTGAATTGTAAACGTCTAACTTTGCCCCCGGCGTCGTCCCAATACCGACGTTGCCCGCAAAGTAATTGTCAGCAGTCCCCGCTGCATAGAAGTTGTAGCGGCCAGAGCCAGAGGCGATGTTGGAGTAAAAGCCGTAGTTGTTGGTGGCTCCGGTAAGCGTTGAACCAGCGTGAAAACCGTATTGATTAGTTACGGTTGAGCCAGCGCCAAATGCAGGCGGGTTGGCGAAAAAGTGATTTAAGGTTGTCAGCGTAAATGACGCTGCTGCGGTCGTCGGCGTACTGTAATAGCCATATGCCGTCGTAGCTGTGCTTGGAATTGTTCCGTTTAAATTATAAGGAATTGTAAACCCGCTTCCTTCGGCTAGCGTTCCTGTTATTTGAAGTTTTGAAAATGCTGCCGCAGTCCCGCCGATCCCGACGTTGCCGGATGTGTCGATACGCATCCGTTCGAAGCCGTTAGTCGTGAAAACAACATCATGGCTAGTCCATGTGCCAAAATTGCCAGTGCCACTAGATTGAATTCCCGCTTCCGCGAAACCGTCGCGGCGAACAATAAGCCCCGTTGAAAATGACGCGCCTTTTACTGCAAGAAGTGGAGCCGTACCCGTCATGGCAATGGCATCAGTGCCATCCCCCACTTGCAATATTGATAACGGACTCGCCGTCCCAATCCCGACGTTACCCGACGAATCGCTAATCGTGATCGCCGCCGTGCCGTCTTTGGCCTTGACGTTGGTGACTTCGACGTTGGTGGCGTCAACGGTGGTGGCGTTGACGGTGGTTACATTCGCGGTCGTACCGCCGAGCGTGTTGATCGTAATCGCATTGATCGTACCGCCCTCGACGCTATCACCGCTGATTTGATCATTGGCGAGGGTGAGCGTGCCGCCCGAAACATTGAGCGTTTTACCCGAGCCGACAGTGATGTCTGACGTCGCGATGGTCACACCATCGATCGTGCCGCTGTTGATGTCCACATTCGTGAGACCCGCAGCCGCAGCCGCGCCGACGAGCGCAGCGGGCGTCACTTTTTTGGTCTCCGTCGCATTCGTGTCGACGATGGGCAGCACGTCATTGGCGGTGTCGACGTTCGCCTGAATCAACGCGGTCAGCGCGCTTATCTTTTTGTCAGCCATGCTTTAATACCTCATTCGAGCCGCAGGAACGATTCTGCGGTGGTGGTCAGTGTCAGCGCAACAACACGCACCGTGCCGTCGCTACCCTTTACTTTGATCGTAAGCGTGCTGTTATCCGTTAGCTCGAAAACCATATCGCCGTTATTCGCTGGCGTTGCTGTGGCTGCGGGAGCATATGTTACCGCGCCGACCGAGCCGCCAGTGATCGCGACGTTGTTAGCATCTTGCGTAGACATCGTGCCGAGACCGCTAACTGCGGTGTTCGCAATCGCAATCGTCGCGTTGGATGCGGCAGTCAATCGGCCTTGCTGATCTACCGTGAAGGTTGCAACCTGTGTTGCGCTCCCATAACTATTTGGCGTCACAGCGGTATTCGCGAGATCAATCGTTCCGCTCGAGGTGATTGTCCCGCCATTTAGTCCCGTTCCAGCGGTGATACTCGTAACCGTACCGACGCCGCCGGCTGCGATCCACTCGACATCTGTACCGCCGACATTGATCGCGAGCACCTTGCTGGCGTTCCCTGTGTACGATGGCAAAAGGTTCACTCGAGCATCTGTCGCGCTCGATGCTCCCGTCCCGCCGTCAGCGACTGCAAGATCGGTAATGCCGGTGATACTGCCCCCGCTGATCGAGACGTTGCTCGAGTCTTGCGTTGACATTGTGCCAAGACCCGAGACAGCGGTATTCGCAATCGCAATCGAGGTGTTCGATGCTGCGGTTAAACGCCCCTGCGCATCAACAGTAAACGTGCCGACTTCAGATGCCGAGCCATAAGTGTTAGCAGTGACAGCCGTATTCGCGAGACTTAATGTGCGATTGGTTGAAAGATCACCCCCGCCAGATAGTCCCGTGCCTGCGCTAATCGTGCGAGTAGTCGGAGTGCCTCCGAGATTAGAGAGTGCCGTCGCAGCGTCCGAGGCTCCTGTCCCGCCATCGGCAATCGCGAGATCAGTAATACCCGAGATCGCGCCGCCCGTAATGCTTACGTTGTTTGCGTTCTGCGTCGAAAGCGTACCGAGACCGCTGACCGCTGTGTTCGCGATAGCGATTGAGGTATTCGAGGCAGCCGTCAGCCTACCTTGTGCATCTACCGTAAAGGTTGGCACGCTCGATGCGCTGCCATAAGAGCCTGACGCAACAGCGGTGTTCGCGAGCGAGATTGTACCGCTCGAGGTAATCGGGCCACCTGTTAGCCCTGTCCCTGTACCGACACTCGTAACGGTTCCTGTCTCGGGAGCCGCAATAGTGATTGCACCATTAGCGTTTGTGATCGTAACGCCTGAGCCAGCAGTGAGCGTCGTAGCCTCCCATCGCGTTTGCGTGGCGTCATAGATCAGCACCGATCCTGCGACAGGCGATATTGCTGAAACATCTGAGAGTTGGTTTAAGTTCGGCTCAAAGGTCGGTCGGACAAAGATAGACCCTGACCCGCCGGGGCCAGCGTTGACGACAGAGGCTACGACGACACGTGGCGTAGGGGCTGTCGGCGCGACATTCGTTAACCCGCCCGTCACGGTTGGGTCGTAGTACAGGATGTCGCCCTGCTCCCATTCTTCATCGCCGCCTGTCGTGTCAAAGCCACGAACTAGACCAAAGGCAGTAACCTCACCGAATCCATTGTTAGAAATGTTGGCGGCGGCGACGCCCATAACGAAAAGGCCGTCACTGAGGCCAGAGGCCGGTGCGCCGGTCAGTACGCCTGATGCACCGACCGCGCCTGTGAACATCACAAGCTGACCTTTCGTTATTGCGGCTGAAGCCTTAATGCGATAGTAACTATGGAATCCGACAAACTGGTTGACCGACCCGCCGTTCATTCCGACGTCAATCGTCGAATAGTCTTGATTCCACGATATTTGACCTTCGGTAGGCGTGATGCCTGCGTCAACGTCAAACTGAATAGAATCAACCTCCGAGATCGCACCCGTAAGGCCGGTCAGCGATGTGATATCGGTATTCGCGCCTTTGCGTGCGCCTTCGGGCCATGCCGTGCGCACGACAAGCTCTTGGTTAACGTCTTCGATAACAACCGATTGCAAGGTCTCGTCGATAATTAGACGCTCGCTCATCGCGTCACCTCGGCATCGACCTCGAACTCGCCTTGTAGCAATCGATATACGGTTGCGCCATCGACTAGCTCGAGATCGTAAACGTAGCAACCTGCGGCAACAGCTGCGGTCGCAGTCGCACTGATCGCAATGGTGATCGTCCCTGCTGCACCACCTAGTGTTATATCTCCTGCGCCCGATGTCAGATTAAATAATGCTGATGAGGCATCTACGGTAGCGCGTACCTGCATCCGAGCTGTGTACCCTGTGAGATCGAGAGGTGCGCCGTTACTATCCAGCCAAGTAATCTGTCGGCTGAAGGTCGCGCCTTGCTCGCAAACAAAATTATGCGTTGCTGCCATTGGCGACCCCCTGTTGCTGTGCGACCGGCTGAATCGGGTCGACCATCTTCTTCGCATCGTCCATCGTAATCGGGAACGACTGAATCAAGATCTGGATTGCGCTGTCCTTCGGAAGCGTGCCGTCCTTCACCTTTGCGAGAATCTCGATCATTGCGGTGATCTGGATTCCCGTGAACGCTTGCTCCGAATCGCTCGCTATCGAGCCTGCGCTATCCGGTGCGATCTTGCTGCTCAACTCTTGCTCTGACTGCTGCTCGAGTAATACATCCTCGAGATCAAGACCGCGCTCGGCGAGTGCTTGTGTCTTAGTCATTAAGCCGTTATTGATGGCGATAATCTGCGCTTCGGCCTCATTGCGGGGGTCGACCCATTGCCATCCGCGAGGAACCCAAATCGTCGCAGCGAACTTAAAGAATTTATTAGCTGGCAGATTTACGATTCCCGAATCGAGCGTCTGCCGTAACCATCTTAAATAGACCGGCTGACAAAAGTGCTCGATCATCCAATGCTGTACAGATCGCCACTGATCGCGCTCCTCGAGCAAACCTTGTCGAATACTCGAATAGCTCACAGCCTCGAGATCATTAGCAAGCGAGGTATAAGACACGCCCAAGCCCGATGCGATACCGCGCAGCATTGCTTTTTCAAAGTCGCGGAACGCAGTCGACGGATGCTGCGGATCATAGCTCTTAAAGTCCACCCCAGCGGGGAGTTGGTTAAACGTGCCGGGCTGAACGTCCATGTTCAAAGTCCCGTCCGCATTGGTTCCGTCTGCCTGATATTCGTCGCCAGATTCGCTAACGAAAAATCCCATCTTCGATGCACTGATTCGCGCTGCGACAAGCTCGGCTTCTTCGTAGCCACCGAGCATTTTTAATCGCGTCATCGAGGTCGATGTCCACGGCGTTCCTCGAGTTTGCCCGATACGGTCGGGACGGAAAGCGTGAATCATCCGCTCGGCAGGGATACGCTCGTCTTTGATATAAGGCGCAGCACCCATTTGATAATCGTCAGGGTGTTTGATCTTTACATAGTAAGCGATTGGTCTACCAGCCGCATCAACCTCAATGCCCATGCGGATCTGATTGCCGTTCTTTAGTACCTCGTTTTTTTCTTGATCGATTAGATCAGGATCAAGAAACTGTAAGCGGAACCGATACGGATTGGCTCGATCCTCAACAAATAGAACGAAGCACTCGCCATCGCGCACGACGCTCTCGATGAACATTCGCTGACAATCTACCCATGAGAGTCGGCCATCAACGGTGCAGACGCTCGGGTATCCCCACGCATAAAACGCTGCTTCTAAAATTTGATTTGCCGTCTGATCAAGTGCTCCGTTATTTTCTCGAGCACGCACTTGTAAAGTAATCCCCTTTGGCCCGACTACGTTTGTGCGGACGAGATCTAAATATCGACGCGCATAATCGTTATTCTGGCAGAGGTCACGCGAGCGAGCACGCATCGCTCGTAGGCTATAGCGGATGTCGCTATCAGCGGATTTCGTAAGCGTAAGCCAATCGGAAAACAACCGCCCGACGTTAGCCGCATCATAGGCTCGACGCTGTGGCTTGATCGGCTTTCGGAATACATCAAGGAGGCCCATTATGTGAACCTCACGCGAATCGTGCTCGAGGTACTCATACCTCGCGCTAATTGCTCGGCTTGTTGCTCGCGAGCGACCTCGCCACGCAGACGTTCGCGCTCAACGAATAAATCCTGACGGCTCCATCGAGACAGCGAGCGACCTGCGATGCTATAACTTGCAGCTGCGATATTAGTCGGATCTTGCAGATAAGTCTCAATGTTATCGAGACAGATCTGGGCAAATGACCTCGGATCATCCGAGGATGTCGCCTTGTTCGGTTTAACCTCGAGGGTTCCGCTATTTACCTTAATACGCGCCGAATCAGAGGTGCGCGTGATGTACGCATCCCAATGATAACGCCCTGCGTTATAGGCGGCAGTGGTGGTGGAAGATACTTCAACCAAATATCCGTCGCTGCCTGCCGAGGCGGTAATCGCGATACGCTCGCCTGTAATCTCTCGACGAAAAATGTAGCTTAGAGAATAAGCCGAGGACGGATAATCACTGATGAGATCGGTGCGTTTCCATGCCCAGCGGTCACCGGCCTCTAGGGAGTCCGGTTCCCTCGTCGCATAATTTACTGTGTCAAAAAGATTCGCCATATGCTCATCTCCATCCATTCACCCAGCCGCCAGCGCGAGGTCTCATTACCTGACGCATCGGTTGTGTTGCTTTCGGCTCTTCCTGTTTTACCTCGACAGGCTCCGCTGCTCTGTTTGGCAGAATCATCGGACCGTTACGACCGATGAAAGCCGCATAAGCGTAGACCATACAATCGAGAGCTTCTGTTCGAGATCCAGTTGTCCGAGGCTTATATGATCGCACACGACGGCCTTGCACCATACGATAGATCAATGTCTCGGCGGTCAACTGATCAAAATAAACCTCATCGACGCTCACCGGAAAATGCAGGAACCCCGCACCGGCTTGATGTATGCGCTTCAATCTTCCGTAGAGCACATCCTTCGCGGTATCTACGCCAACGATATGCACCTGCGCGCTAGTACGTCCTGCTCTCCCTGCTCGCTTCGGCCAGATCAATCGACCGAAGCCACCTGCGCCTTTAATCGCCCAGATGCGTCTCGATTTACGTCGAGCGCAGTATTGATAAACCTGTTGCGTGAAGTGACCGCCCGAGTCGATAGCGACCGCTTCTAAAACTAGAGGCCGACCGTCTTCGGTTTCGCGCTTCCGTGCGATATAGCCGTCGAGGTCATTCCAGAGGGCTTCCGATCCGGGGTCTCCACGCAGTACCGCATGGTCGATGACCCACGTTTCTTCGTCCTTACCGAAACCTACGACCGTAACTTCTAGCCGATCATCCTGTACGTCGACTCCCGCCGTTAGCATCAAGACCTGTTGCGGTATCGATGCGACGGTGTACGGCTCTCGCCTCTGTGCTAGACCTATCGACTCGACTTGTTCGCCACGTTCCTCGTAGGTTTCTCCGAGGGCGGT